AACAGGAGGAAACAAAGATGGCGCCCTACCGGGCACGGCCCTCTTTCCTTATGGTAGGAATCCGGGACAATGACCTCAAAGCTTTCCCTATCAACCTTCTCCGAAGATCCGGGAACGGTACTCACACCAAAATAGTTTAAAGACATAATTGTAATTGGTCACTGAGAGAGGTTTACCCTCGGCCGCCCATAGCTAGCTGCCTACGATTAATAAACCGATAGCCACCAGCGAGGCCCAAAACGCCAACTCCCACCAGCTCCCTAAGGATCTGAGTGTCTTGCATAGCGTCTTGGATGCCCTGCGCAGTCTGCCCAACCACTTCAGCTCTCAAATTCTGGAGGTCATTTACAACTGACTCATTTCCAGAATGAGACTCATGAAGGGACTGGGTAGCCGCAGCACAGGCATTGCCGACTGCCTCAATCTCAGCCTGGTTCGAAAGACAAACCTTAAACGAGTCATCGCCAAATGTGCCCTTGCCCAAAGTATTTCCAAGGGAGGCTATATATTCAAAGTGAATAATGTACTCCGCACTCCAGGCTGCGCCTGGAGGGAGCTTCATTACCACCTGAAGACCTCCTAACCCCGACTGCAAACTCCACGCCTTAACGGCGGAATTTGTAGTAGTGTTATCTGTACTCACTGTTGCGACATAGGCATTTCTCATATTGGCGGCCGTAAAAGGTCCGTCCTCATCCGGATAGTCGTCCACATCAGTACCAGGATGGGCTGCCGAAGCAATCCAATTGTAAGCGCTACTAGTACTCCGGATTGGAATAGGTAACGTAATCGTCTCCTTATTCTTCTCAACAGTGTATGCTCTAGTATGCATACCTACAACATCCTGGTAAGTGGTCAATGTAGGATCCCCATTAAAACAGGGAACTACATAGACCAAAATGGGAACGTCTTCCGTGCCTCCTGTCAAATTAATCTTGAGGCCTCCACCAGTCACACGGTACGAATCAGTAACCGGGAACTCCGAGTCATAGACTGTAGTGGGAGTAACCGAAAACCAAGTACCGGTGTTAAAGGTATTGGAAGCTCCAATATTAAAGAAACTACCGGGTTGTGCCCCGGAGGAGGCTGGGGCCGTCCCAGCACACACAAACGGCTTCAAAGCTTGAACGGAAGTTGGAGCCGTATTCAAGTAGACATATTGTTCGATATTGGTAAAATTGAATGCAGGCTTCTTACTGTTAAAGTAGAAGTTAGCAAACGAGGTACCAGTTCGAAGCATGAAACTATCAGGGACTCGCGCACCCCGGACATTAAAAGGATCAAGCACAGCACGAGCATAATCACTGCGTAAAGCAAAATTCTGCCCGAACCGCGCGATCGCTGCCTGTCCAGATTTACGTCGGTTACGCTTCTTCCTGTTCTTGCCGCTCGCCTTCTGGCCTCCAGCTTTAGACTTGAGGTCAGCGACTTGCGCTTGAAGTCGTTGTATGGCTTGGTTGCCTTTCTTACCTTTACCATTCTTATTCTTCGCCATTCTCAGTATCGCAGGATCGTCGGAAATTAATCAACAACGTTCAACTTACAACCTAACGAATGACAGGACCAGTGACACTAAGGATTTCTTTGATAGTAAAGCTCAACTTGGTTCCCTAAGGAACTTTAAAACCAAATAGAGCCTTAGCTCGAATATTGCTATTATTACACCTAAAAGAAAGGGGGGGCCTTCCTTTTGCACCTAACCGTCCAGCAAATAACCATGCATAGTGCCTAAGCACTTAGCATAACTAGACAGCCGTTTTGCCGCCCCTAACCCACCGAGTGCCGACTGACACCACTTGACACCGACTTGCGTCAGTTTGTCAAACGTATCTAAGTCGTTGACCCAGTTGATCCGAGCAGAATCAACGGCATCTAGGGTATTAGCCGGATCGGTACGCAAAAGGTTAGCCAACATCTTCCCTTTCCGAACCGGAAACAAGCCCCAGCACAGTCTCCTCACCCCCTTAGCCCCAAAGGGCCCAGGTGGTACTTCAACTCTCACCTGCCTGATCTCGTGTCCACAAAACTCGAGACCCTCCATCTCATCCCTGAGATCGATGTCTTCGGTTTTTATCACCGCACCCGAGGTCTGCATCACTCGCACATACTCATCAACATCCAAATCATCAGCAACGTCCTGGATAGTGTCATCACCAAAAGCAGCAAGCTTATAAGCTACGATCTGTTTGGGAGTCCTACCCATTACGAGTTGAGTCCAAATATTGAGAGCGGCGTTCATGATAGCATTGCCCGTTAGGGTAATAAAGCCACCAGACTTCCAAATACCAGGGAGAGTCTGAACAAATGCATATCCGTTCGAAGTAATAAACTTATGTCCTCGACCGTACATAAGACGGAAGTGTCCTTCAATCGCAGATTGATGACTCAATTCCGCCGCACGGGAAGTATAAGAATGAATACCGAGCAGAAAGTATCTGAGCATAGAAAGGTGAAGGAGTGTGACTGTCCAGTCCCAAGTTCCCTTATCCAATCCTAACTTTCGACCGCGGCGTCTAAACTGGCTGAGCAGGGTGTGATGAACACCCTTCTTATCAGCCCATCCAGTCGCAACAGGAATATTGGGATACTCAGCTGCGAGAGCCTCCATCAATGGACCGAAAATGACACGGTCACGGATCTGTTCGATCAATCCTATAGAGGAGATCAAACGTTCCATATTACCGTCCACTTTCTTCCTTTTGTGGGGCTCCCACTTCACGAAAAGCTTAGTCGGAGCTTGCGCTCGACAATCCAAGGCTTCGCGAACCAGCGAGATCATCCCTCTCTTCCCAACGAGATCAATGATCTCGCCGTTGTCTTTTCCAGGGTAAGTTTGAATAAAAGGATAGCCAGGGCTCGAAGAGCGATCGACAGCTTCAATAGCTATCCAGATCTTCTCATCCGAGTCCCAGTCATCCGAAATAAGGGTTTGGGCAGACTTGCATTGAGCAAGCAGAATTTCCGCTGCCTGCTTACAATGTTCATCCTCCGGCACGAAGGTGTTTTTCATAGCGTGATTTAACAAGGACCTAGTCTCAGCGTTACCGCCAGTCTTAGGTGACATAAACTCTGAAGTTTCAGCATCAACATCGAATCCCGCTTCCATTAGAAGCGCCCGCAGTAGCACATTTTCGTACTCACTGCGGACTCCCGGATTGTAAATGCCCTCCATCCCTACGGGTTCAAGGATGGGGGCTTTTGAAAATCCTCCAAGTTAACCTTCTCAGGTCCTTCTTTCGGGCCAGCCAAAGGAACACTAGTTGCTTTCTTCTTACGAAGGGCCTTCATGTGTCCCTTTATGTTACCGAGAGCGGCAACATACTTGGGGAGATCTCTCTCAACCCTAGCAATTGTCTCATCATCGGCTCCATTTTCAAGCTCCCAAAGGAGTTCTTTCATTGAGAACTCAACATTGAGAGCATCATAACTACCTTCCTTAGGACCGGGTCCAGGAGCCGCAACAACAGGCTTCTCCTCTGCCAACGCCTCTACTTGAGAGGACGCAACAGCAGGAGAGCCACTTTTCTTGCGACTCCTTTTCCGGGTTTTCTTTTTGGTTCCAGTACTATCCGGTTCCATTTCTTTTGGACCAGGGGGGACAATGGGAGTTCTAGGCGTACTAGGCGCCGAAGCAGCCTGTTTGGGACCCTTAAGTACTCCTACTTTGGGTGCTACCACAACAGGTCGCTTACGACGCTTTTCCTCAGATATGGGCTCAAGCGGTTCTTTCGGCTCAACCAGCGGAGTAGTCTCATCAAATGAAACGGATCTCCGTGGTTCCCGCCGCTTGGGTCCCTCCTTAACCGGTTTGAATAATTTCCTCAAAACCTCAGTTTGTTCCGGATGTTCCTCAAAGACCTCATCTGCCCAAGACCGCCAGCGTCCATTCCCTTTCTTAATCGCTACTATAAATCGCGACAAGTGGTGAATGTCCTCCGGGTCAATCAGACAGCGAGTCAGAGAATCTCCGTCGAGGGAGAAAAAGTTTTCAACCAACACACTAGGACTAACATATCCAGTAATTCCCCTGGAAACGAGTTCAAGCTGAAACAAAAGAGACCAAAGTACCAACTTCCAATCCCAATCAGCATACTCGGGCACATCACGACTCCACAACACATCCCAGGGCAACTGGGCCCTGAAAGAATATGAAGCAGAGTCGGAGTCGAGCTCTCCATCCGCGCCGAACGTTTGAACCGTCAAAGCTCTAGCGTTCTGGATTAAGCGAGGAGAAAGCTCGGTCGAGTCATACTGAAATTCCCAAATGTATTCAATGCCATCTTGTAAATAAGACTTCAAGCCATACTGAGCACTCATGGAAACTTCCGATTCCTCCGTAACTCTGCTGACCACCGCATCAGGTACCTCAACCGTTTTATCCGGCTGTTTCCCACGAATACGTGCATCTTCAACTTCTTTTGGGGTGGGTTTGACAAATTGGATGGGACCCTCCTTCTGGGGGAGGGCCTGCTCTCCATTGGTTAAAGGCGTGAAACTAAATCCAACAGCCTTACTTCCAACTTGTGGGGAGAACAAACCTTCAACCTCTACAGGCGGCACAGGATCCACTCGCAAGCGATCAACTTCTACCGCAGGTCCTTCTTTGTCGTCACTGTCATACTCATCCTCCGATTCGTCTTCGTCGGCCCAATTACCGACGCCCTGACCCATCGCCTTCTTCTTCTGAGAGACATCCATATCTTCCCAGGCCACGTATCCTGCCTTTGCTAAACGTTTGACATGCCGTGTGGTCATGACCTCCTCAGCACCAGTATCATCTTTGACGATATAGGCGGAAGCAAATACATCCTCCCTATCCCAATCGTCATCCTGACCAAAGGTGTTAAGATACCGGTCATCCATCGCGGACATGCCATCGTAATAGTCATCGGCAAAATCTTCCATATCATACTTCAGGCTCTTCTCATACTCACGTGCTTCTCGATGCTCAGACTTATCTCCTGGAACTCGTGATCCTTCTTTGACCACGACTTGACCAGGTAGAAGCTCATGAACAGAGCGCTCGTAAGAGATTTGAGGATTGACCTTAAACCGATGCAGCGTATGCCACACCTGAATAAAATGAGCAATCAAGATAGCTGGAACATAACCGTTCCGGATCACGCTCTTATCCCAGGAGCCTTCCTTATGTATGCCAACGAGACGCCAAGTTTTGTCGTCGCGCAGCAGCAAAGGGGCTCCACAGTCGCCCCGCGCAGTATCACCGTCGTGGAAACGAGTCGCCAGACGGGAACCGGGAACAACTTCACAGGATGAGCGGAGAACTGTTACATAAACACCATCTTCCTTCCTTACAAAATCGAAGTGATATGACCAAATCGGCAAACGGTTGCGAACAGCTTTGGCGAGTCGACATTTACTAATCCCTAGGCGATCCCATAAGGAACCATCAACTATGAATATAGCAACATCTTCTGCAGCCTCACTCTTCAAGCATACCTTGCCATGAGTAATGACTTTAGTCACATCAACGCGTACAGTTTTGGGGCTGATAACACCATTCTTAAATGTACAGGCCAGAATCTTGCCAGCGTCACCACTCTCATAGTGAGAGATGATGTGACGAGCAGTAATCAAGTAATCTCCTAAACGAGTAAAAGCGCCCAACACAGAACCGTCCTCAGCAAACAAATACCCAAAGGGCAATGAGCGAGGATTGAACGGTCTAGCGCTTTTCTCGGGGTTTCTTGATTCCTTCAAGCTAGAAACGGCACCAGGGAACAGAGACGCAAGATCAACCGAAGCTTCTTCCGTTAGTTCAGGGAACAAAACCCCTTCTAAGGTGCGCTTCAAGTTAACCATGTGTCTCGATGTTCCATGCTCGTCCATAAAAATGAATGCACCAGCAGGGGTACCAGACAAACCAGAGAAAGTCGTAGACAATCTCTTGTAAAAATCCAAATTAGGCATAATGACCTTACTTTTCCTACTGCCAG